TTCCTGTTGGGAACCGAAGTTGCCACGCCCCCAATAACTCGACGGTGAGACCGACTTGGACGCCTGGGCCGAGGATGTTAAGCCCTGATCCTTTTCCGATCCGGTCATAGATAATCCCTTCTTCGCTTGCCTGCGCCAGCTTGATCGCTGAATAAACCGCCGCACAATCCACATCAGTTACACCCGCATCCACATCAATCTTTGATGCACTAAAATCAAAGGTAAACGGCGCGATATAGAACGCCATCACACATCACTGTTGCGGCTGGCGTTTACCGAAGCCCCTGCATTGGTGACAGAAAGCGTAGTGCTGAATGGCACGATGGGCGACCCGCCGCTGCCGTTTCGCACATCCACCCGCGCGTTGAAGTTGCTGGAATAGATGAAGGTGACGCTTTCGGAAGCACCCGTCGCCTGGCGGTCAATGTAGGGCACGAAAACATCATCCGCCGTCACAATGTTACCCGCCAGGGCAGGCGACAACCCGCTGAAGGTCTTGGTTCCGGCGTTGAAGGCTGAATAGGTATAGCGCAGCCCCTTGATGCGAATGACACCAGCCGAAGGTGTGTCGGTCTTGATGCTCTCAACTACCGTCAGGCTTGTTGCACCCGCGCTGGCTGCGACAGGCGTGTATTCATCTTTTAGTAGCGCGCCTGTGCCATCGTCACGCGCCACCAGAACCCGGTCGCCGGCCACAAGATTGCCAATCGTGATCCCGATGAGCGTGGGCGGAACCTGCGTTGTATTGTCATGCGCGATAAGCTGATACCGCGTGCTTTCCGCCGCCAGAACCCCGGTCAGCCACCAGCCTTGCGCGACGAAAAACGTGCCACCGGCAAAGCTGCCAAACGGCGCCGCGACGTTTTCGGTATAGGCCGCGTTCAATACGCGGTAACGCCAGCCCGGCACACCATTTAGGGTAGCGGCGCTGCCTTCGCGTGTCAGGTATTGCAGGTATTGGTAAGCTTCCTGCAAAGTGCAGCCGTTGGAAAGCGTGATGGTGCCCTTATACAGCTTGGCGCCGTTGCCGTTGCCAAGGTCTTGAGTGGTGTCCCCAAAGGCCACCGCCACCTTGGTGGAAAGCGCCGCAGCCTGGGCTTCCGTCAGCAGGATATTCGGATCAATGGCTGTTGAAAGCGCCGCATTGCTTTCGCCACCCGCCGATAGGTTCACATCGAAGTGCGAATAGCTTTGCCCCCACTTGCGGGAGAAAGCCGTGACATTGCCGCTGTCAATGAAGGCGCCGCCCGTGCGCACCTTAACCAAAATCTGAATATGCCCATCAGCCCAAAACTTGGTCAGCTTATTCCCGTTCTGCACAACATAGACGGGTGAAGCCGTTACGATTCCACCGATGGTCTTCAAGCCTGAATACTGGACCGCCGCGCTGGCCTGCTTAATGCTGCCAAAGTTGATGTATTGGGCCGCGTCATCATCCAGATTGAAAGTGATGCCGCCGCTTGTAAGCAGATTGAGGCGGGAAGCCACCGCCGCATCGCGCGGGCCATCCAGGCGCGAAGGGTTGGGCGCCAGAATATCCAACAGGTCATTACCCGCAGCCGCCGCGTCATCCGCCAAGTCCTGCAACCAAGCGTGCAGGTCGAGAACGGAATAGACCGTGGTGCCGCTGACGTGGCGGATATCACCAGTTGCCGAAATTGAAAAGTCAGATGCGATGGGCATGGGCTATCCTATTCGTCAAGCTGTTGATTGGCTGTGGCTGATCCGCCCGAAGCGGTAAGCGTGGCTGTGGTGCGCCATTCCTGATAGGCAGGCGATCCGGTCGCCTTGCGCACGACGATTTCAACCGGAATGTCTGCGGTGTGCGTGTAGGCGTAAGCGAAACTTGTCCCCGCCACCACCTGATTGAAAAGCGCAGCCTGCGTGTCGGTGCGGCGAATGAGAAGGCGTGATCCGGCCACAAGGTTCGACACCGTGAAGGCGGCAGACGTGATCGTGCCATTGGCATCCGTGCGGGAACCATTGAAGGTAGCGCCATTCGCCAGCGTAATTGTGCCGGTCGTCACCATGTTCCCGGTGAAGGCCAATGCCTTGATGGTTATGGTGTTACCCGCCACCACAAATGCGGCAGCCGCCGTCGCGTCAATCACCACATTCCGCGCGCCTGCGTCCAAAGTATTCCCGGTGCGCGTCACCAGCAGCGCGGTCTGCCCTGCATAATTCGCCACGAGCCATGACTTTGCGCGGTCATAAAACTGCTGAGGCGTGTCTATAGTGGCGTAAGCATCTACCGTCGCGCGATTAGTCTGCGAAATCAGCGCGTCTGTCACCATCGGCTGAGTATAGGTATATCCACCGACACCGCGCAGGATGTGTTCACCGCTGGCAATGTTGTAGCGATAGCCGATGGCATAAATTTGGAAATTGTCGGCTTGCGTCTTGCCGAAATAGGAACGCAGCGTCACGTTCGGCGTTCCGCGCGCCACATAACCGATGCCCGTGCGGACAGGCACACTCGCCCGCCCCGAGCCGTCAACCGCCTGGGTGTAGGTCTGCACGCTTGCCCAGCCAAAGCCCGTGCGCCCGACCGCCTCAAAACGGTCGCCATCATCGGTTTCGGTCAGCCAGATCAGAGCGTCCGAGGTGATGGGGTTGTTAACTGCATCCCGCAGATCGGCGTTGACGGTCTGCTGCCAGAGCACGTTCAACTTGCCTGACGTGGCCGAGGCGGTTGTGTTGGTGATGATGGCGGTAGCCGTGCCAATGTCGGTGTTTCTGAGCGTCCACACCGGCACCGCCGCGCCAAAATTCGTGTTGTAGTTCCCGATGATGTCATAAGGGCGGAAGTTGTCTGCGAATTGCAGATCATCGAACGAAAAATCGCCCCCGGGCGCGGTCAGAGACGTGAAAGGCTGAAGCTGATACGATTTGAACCTTCCCGAGAATGATGTCGGCGCGGCGACCGTGAAAAGCACCACCCCCGGCGTTTCAGGCAACACGGCGGCGTCACAGTCAAAGGTAAAGCCCGACACATCAACCATTGATCCGGCGGTCTGCTGGAAACGCACCTGAACGACAGCCGGGGAGCCGTTCGGAATGCTCGTGCCGATCCGGCCGAAAAAGTGCAGTCGCCTGATGATCGCGTTTCCGTTTCGCGGCGTGTTGTTCGAGGTCGAGGCTGTCGAGCCGCCGCAAAAGACAATCGCCACCCCCGAGCTGATGCGCCCGCCGTAACCCAAAAACAGCGTGCCCGCCGCGTTGGCGACCATGCCGTGCGTGTTCGACCAGTTGCTGCCGAACGCCGAGAATATCAGCGCATCGCCATCCGAGTAGCGAATGGTGCCATCGGTCGATCCCTGTTGCGTGATTGTGACCGGAAAGCCGGATGTCGCCGCCGCCGCATCCGCCGCCGTCACGTTCTCGGTGTTGCGGATCGTGACCACGTTTGACGCCACATCCACATCGACCAGCGCAAGCGGCAAGGCGGTGCGCGACATGATCGCCGCTTGTATCTTCTCGGCGACCTGCGCGCTCGTGTCGGCTCCGGCCAGCGCGCAGAGGATCCCCGTGCCGCCGGGGTTCGGGTTCGCGCCCACACCATCGACCGTAAACCACACATAGAAAGCCGTGGTGCCGTCATCGAAAGTGAAATGCTTTCCGCCCAGCCCGGTCGCCGCAGTCGCCGCGACCGTTGTGACCTCGCCCGCGCTGGCGCGCTTGCGTCCAATCTGGAAGCGACTGTTATATTGCAGATTCGGTATCGCGCAGGCGCTGTCAAATTCGAGAGTTTCCACTTCTGGATCAATAATCAGCGACCCATTCAAGACAAGCTGTCGCCCGGTCAGCAGGTATCGGAACTTGCCGAGCGCCTCACCTGAAACGGTCACACCAGAAATGCCGTTCAGGCCAGCCAGCGAGGCGTCGAACCCTGTCTGCGTGATCACGGTGCCGGAAAGGGAAAATGCCATGGCCTAGAAAAACCATCCCGACATTATTTGCGCCAGCATCACCGCAGTCCCTTGAATTGCAGAAAAGCGCCCGCTGCAATCGCGCCTAGCACCGCCATTGTCGTTGCCTTAACAACTTGACTCCAGACAGTCTTTTTGGTCGATCGCCAGGCGTCGAGAAGGTTCCGCAATTCCTTCATGTCATCGCCCGCATTTTCGTCATGCAGGCCGATGGACTCCAGAGCTTCCCGCGCGCCCTGTTTGGCCGCCCGGGCAATCATCTGCTCAATCACTTCGGGTGACATGGCGCGGCGCTCTTCCAACATGGATCAGCCCTCGGCTTTTTTCTTCGCCTTCGGTTGGCCGGGCGCTTCTGCCCAGCCTTCCCGAATGGCTACCGCCGCGAGGTCACCGCGGACGGTATCGCCCACGGCAAATTCGCGCCCATACACTTCGCCGTCCGGCGCCCCAATAAAAGGCGCAGTGACGGTTGCCACAACCTCAGACATTAGGTGGTAGCAATCTTGAGCAGCTTGATAGCCTGCGAGTTGCGGATGCGCCCGCCAACACGCTTGCGGATATAAAACTGCACAAAGCCCGGCAGCGTGATTTCGTCGCGCGTCATACGCATCCCGACGCGATCCGCAATCAGATAACCCTCGCGGAAATCACCAAAGGCCAACGGGAAAACGTTCGCCGCAACCGCCGGCATATCCTCGGCCTCAGTGATCGGATAGCCGAGGAAGGTTTCAGCCTGGCCCATGGAAAGCGAAGGCTGCCACAGATACTGGCCGGTGCCGGAACCTTCGCGATATTTGCGAAGGGCGGAAAGAACCAGTTTTGAGGTGACAAACCTCGCATTGGAACGATAACGGGCGCGCAACGAATACACCAGATCGTAGAAGACATCCGGGCTAGTCGGCATCGCCGCCGCCTGCCCAGATGCGACATATTGCAACGTGCCGAAGGCGCGCGAAGCGTCCGCAGTCGTTACAGGCGTTGGGCCATTCAGGAAACCGGTCGGGCGATTGGTGCCGTTGCCAGCAACAAAAGCCGCGCCTTCGCCTTGCGCCATGGCTTCCGCCGCGCTGGTCACAAGCCAGTTTTCGACGTCAAAGAACAGATCGTCGAGGCTTTCTTCCGAGGCGCGCGGGCGGGCAGAAGCCATCCCAAAAGTCGGCGCCACTTCGGCCAAGTCCGGCGTATTGGTTTGATTGCGCGTCGCCGCTTCACCCAGCCATTCAAACGTCGCGCCGTTCACGTCGAACAGTTCCTTGTAATCAGGGCTGCCCACCGTGCGCACGGTCGCAATCTGACGGATCGGGGAAATGTCCACAGACAGGCGCGCAATCGTGCGCTCAATCACTTCCGGCAAGGCAAAGCCGCCAGCGGAGCCGGTCGAGGTCACAGTCTGAGCGGCGCGGGTTTCAAAGCCGTCATCATTCATGCTGCGATTTTGCAACGCCTTTGCCGTTTCGCGCATCCGCATTTCGGCGCGCGGGTCGCGCGGGTTACGCACCCAGCCCAGAAACGCATTGCGATAGGCAAGCGCCTCGGCAGTGTCAGCACCGGCACCAGCCTCGCCAGCGCCACCAGGGCGCGCGGCGCGGGTTTCCGCCTGCTCGATGCGCTTCTTGATTTCCGCTTGGGCATCAAGCACCGCGTCAATGCGCGACAGCTTTTCATCCAGAAGCGGATCAGCAGCGCCGCGCTTGGCGATTTCAGCAAGGCGCGCATCATTGGCGGCCTTGTATTCTTCAAAAGCGGCGCCGATCTTTTCAATGGCGCCAGTCAGGGCCTCAGACATGAGGTTTTCCTTTCAGGATCAAGATTGCAGGGAACGCAACAGCCTCTCGGCTGCGATGTTTGCGCGCTCGGTTGCGATCTCGGCCTCTCGCCGCTCAGCACCCATTCGCATCAGGCGAGACACAAGCGCCGTCGCCTGAGACTTCGACACGTCCGGGGCTACATCACGCAACCACCGCTCCGCATCGGAAGGTTTCAAAATCTCATCAATCGCAGCAGCCTTCACGCGCGTCACGCGCGCCGATTTCGCCGCCGGAAAAGTCACAAGTGACACTTCCCAAAGATCGACCGCCCGCACCGTGCGGATATTCGTCTTGGGATCGTAATCGTCTTCTTTGGTCATGAAGCCGATGGACAAACCAGAAATGGCGCCAGCCTTCACAAGCGCGAAAGCCTCACGCGCTTGCGCCACGTCCATCGCCAAGCGGCCCTTCACGCGAAGGCCGCGCTGATCCTCGTCCATGCTTTCCCAAACACCAATCGGCATATCCTGCCGGTGCTGCCAAAGCATGGCCGGCATAGTGCCCGCCGCGCGATGTTCGGCAAGGCTCGCCGCAAAGGCGCCTGGCACAACGACATCGCCGTAAGCGTCTTCCTGCCCAAAGACGGAACCGAAGCCTTCAATGACGCCCTCTTCACCTGCCGCGCGAAGGGCAAGCGCAAAGTCGCGCGTTTCCCGCCGCGCGCCCTGTTCGCGGTTGTCAATCATTCCGTTTTCCTTCGCTTAAACCGCCGGTGCTTCCGGCTCAGGCGCGGCGGGGGCGCCATTCATGTTCGCAGGCGTTAACGGTTCATCTAGGCCGGGCAGCGGGTCCTTGCCTTCTTCATCGCGCAATTCGTTCCGGGTATAAATGCCAAGTTCTGCCATGGCGCGCGCCCATACCGCACGATCCGCCATGCTACCCGCCGTCAGATAGCGCGTATCAAACTCGCACCACAAAGGCCCGGAGCCGTCCAGCAAAAACTCATCCAGGCGCTGCAACCATAATTGGTGCCAAGGCGCCAAGGTATGCTTTAGATGCGCGGCAAAGAATGCCTCGCTACTCGCGAAGGTCGCGCTCTTGTCAGAATGGCCCACCATGATCGGAAACACGCCGAAGGCCCGGCAGATTTCCTCAATCTGCAAGCGCCGCGTCTCGACATGCTGCGCGTCAACTCCAGTCATCGCCATCGGCATATATTTCATGGCATTATCAAGAATAGCCGTGCCGCTGCGCTTGTCAGCCGTGAAACGCTGCCAGGATGCGCGAAGGCGCTCCATTGCGGCAGTATCTAGCTTGGCTTCAGTCGTCAGGATACCAGCCGGACGCCCGCCGTTTTCGTGTAGTTTGGCCTGCGATTGCTCGGCTGCCATTGAAAGCCCAATGGCAGAAGCCGCCAGCCGCACCGCATTCAGGCCGCGCCAAAAATCCCATTGCCAATTCGGCAAATGGAAAACATCATCCGGCCCGAGTTCGCCGATGAAACCAAACTCATCATGAATGCGATACCGCACCTGATAACGCGCCGTGCGGTCGATCTGGTAATTGCCAGGCCGAACCGGGATCAATTCTCGAACGCGATTTCCGGACATCACTTTGACCGCCAAGGCGTCTCCGGTAAGCGCCGCGTGAAGCGTCATTGTGCGGCGGAACTCAAAACTTGTCTGCCACTCATTTGGCCGGCGCGACAGCATCCGAAACTCGGGGATGTTGCGCGCAAGCTGGCGCCGCCGGTCAGCATCTTCTCGAAACACATACAGCGCAGGCGTTGCGCATCCGTCCGCAATGACTTTCACACACGCCAGCACCGTTGCCACCTGCAAGGCTGTTTGTGGCGTCACTGCAAGCCCGGCAACCGTCGCGCCATAGGCGTCATCAATCCGGGCCATCACCTCTTCGAAGGGGCGCGGCGCAGATCGCAAGGAAAGCGCACCTCGAAGGCGCGTGATCAAGCTCATTTCACAGGACCACCATCTCCGAGGTTTCAAGATAAGAATGCGCTTCAGCCTGCGCCGTCGCGGCCCCTACGGCCATCGCCAGCGCGACAAGCGCATCAATGCGGTTCACCGCTTTGCGCTTGGAAAACCAGAAATTGCCGAACGGATCGTTCTCCGTTGTGGCAGACATCATGGCGGAAATCAGCACCGGCGACCGGCGCAACCTAATCCGCTTTTCGAGAATGAGTTGCTCCAGGATCAGCTTAGAGCCAGGCATCCAAAGCCCTTGCGCGCCTTTTTTCTTGCCGCCTTGCGGATGCTCCACAATGGGCAGCGTTACGCCAAGGCTATCAAGCTCCGGCTCAAAGTGCCGCTTAAAGCCGTAACTGTCATACGCCACCGCAGCGATTTCGTAGAGGCCAACCAATTCTGCCAAGCGCGCGGCAACAAAATCAAAGCGCACCATCCGACCAGGCGCGGCATTGAGAAAGCCGTCCTTAACCCAAAGGTCATAGGGCACGTTATCCCGCAACGCGCGCTCGGCAAGCGTATCACCAGGCGTCCAGGCTTCAACCCAAGCATCGAAAGTCGGCAAGCGCGCCGTGGTGCCATCCTCGCCGGGCATGTCCACAAAACCGGTCGGCACAACAAAGGCCAGCGCGGTCAAGTCTTGCGTTGCGGAAAGGTCAAGCCCACAAAAAACTTGTTCGCCAGTATGCTCCGTTTCCGGCTGAAACTCGCTTAGCACTGCTTCAAGCGCCGGACGCGACATCCAGGCGGTATCGCTTTCCGTCCACTGACAGAAATGCAACCGCAAGATGTTGTTAAGCTTGCCAGGGATAGCCTTTGCCTGCCGCACCACTCCGGCGAGATAGTCTTCCTGCACCGTCACACCAAGAAGCGGGTTGGCTTTCACCCAACAAGCCGGGTCTTCAAGCGGATCATCGCCCGGATCAAGGCCGCACACAAAGCTGAAGGCCTCATCATCCAGGATTTCCCCGACGAAGGTGAACGCCTCGTCAGGTTCCCGCGTCCCGGCTGCCACCCGGACCGCGTGTTGATGTTCCTGCCAGCACACGCTTTGCCGGTCACTGCCAGAATTGGTCGCCATGATCAGCAGCGGCTGACGGCGCCATTTGAACCCGCGCTCTAGCATCTCGATCATCGTGCCGTTGCGATGCTCATGCACCTCATCGCAAAGCGCGCATGATGGGCGCGGGCCAGACTGCCCGTCATCGGATGAAATCGGGCGAAAGAAGCTGCCCGTCTTTAAGTCCGCCAAGTTCCAAACCGGATTACCGCCGCTTGGCGTCAGCCGAGCCGAAAGCGCGGGCGATTGCTGAAACATCGCAACCGCGTCCCGGAACAGGACCATCGCCTGGTCCTTTTTAGACGCCGCCGCATAAACTTCGGCCCGGTCCTCGCCGTCAGCCGTTAGGCAATACATCCCGACGCCAGCCATGAGGGGCGACTTGCCGTTGCCTTTGGCAATCTCGATATAAGCCCGCCGAAAGCGCCTTGTGCCGTCCTTCCGGCGCCAGCCAAACAGGCTCCCGACGATGAATTTCTGCGAAGGGTGAAGGCTGAACGGGCGGCCCTCAAACTGCCCGCCATTCAGCCTTAGCACCTCCTCAAAGAACGCAATGGCGCGGTTTGCCGCGTCAATATCCCACGTCAGGCTGCGCGCCTTGGCGGTCTTTATGTCCGCTAGATGGCGCTGGCAAGCGTTCCGCACATGCGGCCCGGCGATTATGCGACATGATGTAACGTCCTTGGCCCATGCGGTTACCGGATCAAGCAAAGAATCGGGCGGCTGGGTCTTCTTTTTCGGCGCCTTCGCCGTCATGTGCCTTTACCTTGCTACGCGCCGCCGGGGTTTGGCCAAATTCGACAAGCCAAGCCTTCAAGCGGCGATCCGCGTCCATCAGCGCCGAATAAGCCGGGCGCATCCGCTCCATTTCGCCGCCTGCCTTGGTCTCCACCACTTGGAAGCGGCCATTGGCGGCGATGTCTTGGCGCAGGGCCACAATCTCGGCATAGGTCTCGGCAACCTGCTCCAGCGCCGCCGCGTCGGCCTCGGTCAGCACGCCAGAACGATCCAGAATCGCAGCAAACCGGCCCCAGGCCACGCGCGCATCCGGCGAAAGATGATCAGGCGGTGACGGAATGACGCGGGCAGGCCTCGGTTCAGCATCGTTCAGCCGCCGCTTTCCCGGATTACCGGCAATCAGCTTCAAGTGCGACGGTTTTGGCCTTCTTCCGGCCATGTTCTTTTTACCTTCCATTTCGCGGCGCTGTGCGGGGAGG